TCCTTCATGGCCTTGCCGCCACGCTTGCGCGTCTTGCGGGCTTCTTCAACCACATCCTTGTTGCCCGAAACCAGTTCCGGGCTGATCTTCTTGGGCGTTACACCCTTCATCTTTTCCATGTCATCTGCTCCTTACAGATTAAGCGGTTGCATCGCGGTTCTGGAGGTAGGTGACAACAATGTTGCCCACGCCAGAGCCAGTGTTGGTGGAAGTAACCGCAATCTTGCGGTCAGTCGTGCCAACATCAATCCAGTTGCCGTTGCGCGTTGCATCGGTGCCGGGAGAGGCCGTCAGCGGGCCAATAGCAACACCATCAAGCGCACCAGCCGCCGTAAGGAACGTGGCAGATGCAGTCGTGCCAACTCCAAAGGTTGTCGCCGCGCCCGTGAGAGCAGTGGTAACAAAAACCTTGATGTCAACAATCTGACTGTTTGCGGGGATCACGATGTCGGTAGCGCCGCTGGCCTGAGTAAAGGCCGAAGACTGCGCCATGAGTACCCAACCCGTGTTTTTCACATTCGTACCCAGCGTGGAACCGCTGGTGTTCGGAATGGGACCAGCCTTTACGGGGCCGGTAAACGTGGTTGTTCCCAAAGGAACCTCCTTGCACTTGCGCTGTACCGTCTGTGCAGAGTCCGCTGGATCGGTCGGTACAACAAGTTAATCCAGATGGAAATGGCGGGGCTTTTGACCCCGCCACTCAAGTTAGGTCGGGAGCGAACCCCAGATGGACCTCCAGTTATAATACCCAAACGAGTACCGCTCGTACCCCTTGACCAACAGATTGTCAGTCACGAAGTCAACCTGCATATCCGTCTCAAACTTGACGCGCTCCATGTAGGAGAGGCCGTCAATGTTTGTGAGAAGGAACCAAGCTGTTGACGATGTGAGGTAGTCGTTGGTCATGTAGCCTTCCGGCAGACCGCCAGAAGTGCTGATGATCGCGTTCACATCGTTGTCCGCTGTACCCGGACGCAGTTCCGACTTGATGAGGCGGATTGCAACGGGTTCAAGCTGCGGGGGAACCAGCAGCTTACGGGCGCGGGCGAACACCTTCAGACCGGCCTGATCCTTGAAGTTCGTACGAATGGCAATCATGCCAGCCAGCAGCGAAGCTTCATTCAGTTCCAGATCGGTAGCAGGACGGTTAGCAACCGTGCCGCCATCAATCGGATGGTCTGTTGCGACAAGAGCCTTACCGTCACCGCCGATTGACGCATTGTACGTCGTGGAGGTGTTGATAATGTTCGCGCCGTAGATTTCCTTGGTCTGCTGGAAGGACTCCATCAGGCCGAGGTTAGACGGCTGGAACTGGGTCTTGTACAGGTTATCGTCAATCGCCTTGCGGGTGATTGCGTAGCCCAGAGCGATTTCCGTATGCTCTTGGTTGTAGACATAACGCTCACCAGCAGCGTTATCAAAGGCGGTCTGGCCACCTTCGGTCTTAAGCTGCGCGAGGCCGAGGTAACGCATTTCGGCGGTACGCTCCAGAGCCATGCGCGACTCATGCTTGGTGAAGATTTTGTCGTACTGAGACGGAATCTGCTCGTACTTGCCTTCAATGCCACGGAGTCCGGGCAGGAGAAGGTCTTTGATGGCAGAAAGATTAACAGCCATTGATCCTTACTCCTCTTAGATGCCTGTCGGACCAGCGCCGTTGTTACGGCTGGTGACATTGTTGAAGCCGACAATGATCTGGTTGTACGCAGATGTAATGTCGGTCCCGTTCGCACCGGGAGGGCTTTCAACGAAGCCAATGATGCGGAAGGGAAGGGTGGCGGTTACGGCGGGGCTTTCCACATAAGCACCAGAGATGCCAGTGGACGAGTTGCCCGTGCCGAGGTTGAACTGAACGTACAAACCCATATCCGCGAGGCCAATGGCAGTGCCGCCAGCCTGAACGATGAACTGAGCGTTCGGATCGTCAACGATATAAGCTTCAACGTCAGCCGAAGCGTCAGAACCCGGCCAATAGTTGGACCAGACAGTACGCTTCTGCGAGGTGGACAGATACTTGCATCCAACAAAGACGCCAGCAATCTGAGCAGTGCCAGCCGTTGCACGGGTAATGTAACCAGTGTTCAGGTTGGATACGGGATCGCCAAAGTAAACGGCGGTGGTGTTGTCCGACTTAATGAGACGAACGGACTGTTCGTAAGTCGGCGCAGAACCAAGGCCGCGATACTGGCGAAAGCCGAAGGGGGCATTTGTGTTAGCCATCCCGGTTTCTCCTAGAGGGCAGTCGTATCAAAAGCACCGAGCCTATCAACGACCAGATACAGGTTCACTTCCACACCGGGGGAAGATGGTTAACTTATATCAGTAAATATAAACTTTGCAATAGACAAAAATAAACACCGCCTCAAGTTAATGAAGCGGTGTTCAGCCTCTCACGTTAACATCACTCGTCGCTGATCGGCATCGCCTCAAAGGACTTCTTGATGCTCGGCTTAACGCGCGGGTCATCACGATCAAATGTGCCGTCCGGTGCCTGATTAAGCTGGGCTTCCTTTGCCTTAACTTGCAGGCGGGCATTACGCAGATTGGCTTTGTGCGCTTCATCCGTAAGAACTTTGGGGCGCTCCATGAGAATCATCCCATCGCGCTCAATAGTCTGCCAGTTGCCGCGCGGCATCATCTGAGGGTGGCGCGTAGCGGGAACAGGCTCCCAACCCTGACGCGACAACTCAACTTCGTGAGCAGGGTCTTCCTTGCCCCAAATGGTCTTGCGCTTCCATTCATAGGACCAGCCATCAGGGATGATGTGCGGATCAACGTAAAAACGATCTGCACCATCGCTCACATCTCCCTTGAGATGCTGGCGAATCTCAGCCGCCCTGCGTTCGGCACGGGCGCGAGGGTCTTCCTCACGCTGAGATGCCCGCATTTCCTCGCGGCCTTCAGAAATAGGCTCCGGGCGAATGTCTTCAGCGATTTTCCGGGGCCTGCCCGGACCCTTCTTGACGATTTCAGGCGTGTTTTCTTCGCTCATCACTGCAATTTCCCTTCTTTCTTCAGGGCAACCTTGTTTTTCGCGTATTCTTCCGGCGTCATGCCCATGATGGACGCCATTTCACGCTCCGCAGAGGACAAAGTGACCGTATTCCTGCCGCCAGAGCCATTGGAGGCAGCCCGCGATGACGGAGCAGCAGGCGGAGGAGCCTTTGGAGCAGACGGTTTTGCCGCCATAGAGGTCGGTTCCTCAATTTCCTGCTTGGAAACCGCCGTCTGAGGTTTGCGGAAGCCCATCTGGCGCTCAATCTGCTCAAAATACGCATCGGTATCAGCAACATAGCCGTCAGCAATAGCGATGTTGTGAGCGCCGACCATCTTCATGTACAGCTTCTGGTCCCTGACGCACTCAGGATGCGCCCTGACCCACGCTGCGGAGCGCGGAGATAGCTGGGAAGCCACCATTTCAACAGGATCAGTAGGCGCTTCCTGCTGTTTGGGAGGCGGATTTGCAATCCGCTGCTCAAGTGCAGCCTTGCCGTTCTCCAACTGAAGCAATTTGGCGGCATTGAGAGACATTTGCGACTGGATTTCAGCCGCATGTTCAAAGTTCCCAGCCGCCATAGCCGCCGCATAGTCGCGCTTCATCATCTGCGAACTGCGGTTCACACTGTCAATCGCGCTTGCGATAAGCTGCAAGTTGCTGTCCTGAACTTCCTGAGAAGCCTTGGATGCAGTGCTTTCCGCCATCTTTGCGCGGCGCTCTGCCTCTGACCGGGCCTGACGCTCCATCTCAAGCTGATGCCTGAGTGCCTCAATGCCAACATCAGGAGAAATCTCGTCAGAAGCTTCCTGCTCAGGCTCTGGCGCAGCCTCTGGCGCTTCCTTTACGACGATTTCTTCTTCTTTGGTCTGTGATTCGTTTTCCGACATTTAATTCTCCTTCACCAAACGTCATCGGGTGCTGGACTGCGACCGCGAATATCCGTGTCATCCAAGATGCGGCAAAGCTGGCCGTGAACAGTGATTAACCACCCGTCACTGGGACGGAAAAATATCCAATCACCAATGTCCAAGTTAACGCCCTTGAACCACCTACCACTTTCATCAATAAAGGCATCAGCGCCCTTCTTGATGATAAGCCCAACCTTTCCCTGATGCCTGTCCTCCTCCCTCACCTGTGAAGGGAGAAAAATGCCGCTTTTCATCTGCTCAGGGCGGATATAAATGGCGACAAGAACCTGATTGTGAAAAATTTCAATTTTGCTGATGTCGCCCATTTCCCTGCGGATATTCTCGGCAGGATCGGTTTTATGTTCCATACGCATGTATGGCATTATTCTTTCCCCTGTTTGTCTTTGTTGATTTCGCTGGTCACTTCGCTGATTAGGTCATGAGCGATGTTAAGACCGCGAATGATGCCAACCTTGTATTTGTAACTGGCAAAATCTTCTACCGCCCCAAAGACAAGGGACTCAGTTTCAAGATCAGCCGCCTCTTGGAGACGCTTTGCAAATCTGCCTTGCCAGAACGTGTCATAGGTTTGCGCCATAAATTATATGTAAACAAACAGAACAACACATTCCATTTACATATATAGGAATGTAAAAATTCATTCACGGAAACATGGCGTTAACAAAGCCCTTGACATTAACACCAAATATGGTATTATGTGTTTGTTAGGTCGGAATGGTCCGACCCCAAATGAGAGGTAAATATGAAAGACTATCTTGCATGGGTTAATATTGGCACTGGCTGTAGCTGGAGCCGCTACCCCACAAAAAGCGGTGCCATAGAAGTGGCCGTAAATCTTCTGCGTGACTGGGCAAAGCTGTACGATGTCTGGGACAAGGAAGTGACCGTAAATGTCATAGAGGTCACTGGCTTCGGGGATCTTGTCTGGGATCATGAGGGTGTCCATGGCGTCCCAGAAGATTCAAAAGACGGGAAATACATCACCATAGACCGCACCATTGAGCGCGTGAAGCGGAGGACCAAGCCAAAGCCCGGAGCGCGCAAGCGGAAGATCGCCGCAGGATGGGGCGGGACAGACAGCGCAGAGTTCAAACGCTAAACGAAAGGGCCGGGGTAACTCCCGGCCCACTTCCTGCCATCGGGGGATGCAGGCCCCCTGTAGCAAGTTATCAGTATGCTTTCTTCCCGTAGGCGTCAATCTTCTGAAGACGCCCTTCGCCGGAACCAGAACCGGCAGTCATGCCCAGCTTACCGCCATTGGCACGGCCCGGACGCGCTCCATACCACTCCTTCTTCTGGAGACGGCCTTCGCCAGAGCCAGCGCCAGCCGTCATCGGGTTGGTGCGGCCACCAGACTTGCGGGGCATCGGGGGAGGACCACCAGCGCCCGGACCAGCACCGCCAGCAGCGTTAGCCAGAGCCGCCATAGCGCCCGGAGGAAGGCCACCGGCACCCGGACCAGCCCCCATGCCCGGACCCATGCCAGCGCCCATCGTAGCGCCGCCGGGAGGCAGCGGGGGAGCCGGGGGAGCGCCAAGCGGCAGAGGACCGCCAGCAATCGGACCCATCGGCATCTTGGGTTCTGTGTTAATGGTGATGTTAACGGCGGGCGTCTTGGACTTCTTGTCGCTCTTACCGTTCTTATCGGAGGTCTTGGCGTTGTTCATGTCCTCGCCAAAACCACCGCCGTAAGCTTTGGCAACACGGCCACCGGCATTGCGCTTCTTGCCCTTGTCACCGAAATGACCAGACGCAATGTATCCCAAGAACCCAGCGGGATCAGGTCCACGGTCCGGGTTGTAGATCATGCCGGGGATTTCTTCGCCGTTCTCAACCATATTGGCGTACCGATTGTAAGCGCGCATGAATGGATTGGCCCCGCCGTAAGCCTTCTCGGAGCGTTCATCCTCGCCCCCCTCGGCCTCATGGTACGCCTTCATGGCGGCACCAACCGCATGGCCGATAGCTTTGTGGGCATCGTGCTTGTCAACAGACCCGCCAGACTTGCGGCCCATGATCTGGTCAGCAAGCGGACCCATCAAGCCGGGAGACGGTTTCTTCCCACCCTGCGGGTCAGGCATCGCGTACTGAGTCTGGCCACCGTCTTCGCGCGCCTTGCGGCCCTTGACCTTGCCACCAGACTTGCGGCCCTGCGAACCGTACAGGAGTTCGCGCTCACGCGCAGCCTTAGCGGCCTCCATAGCCCTGATCTGATCCAGCATCTCGTTGGACAGATCAGCCGGATATTCACCAGCATAATCGCCCTTATCGGAACGATTGACAGACTGACCAGACTTAGCCTCAAGCATCCTGCGAATATTATCACCCATAGGTCCGCTTGGGAGCATATTTGCCCTGCGATTAACTGGGTTCATACCTCCATGCAGCGACTGCATATATTCAAGGATTTTTTCACGGGAAATTGGCTGCGCTTCGCCAATCATTTGAGCATAAAGATCACCGTTAAATCCACCTTCCTTCTTTTTCGCCCGCCCGCCCTTCTTCAGGCCCTTGGAGGACTGCTGCTTGTCATGCTTTTCATCCAGCTTGGACTTCTCCCAAGCCTCCATAGACATGCCATGCTTCTTGGCCAGCTTCTTATCCTGCTTCAGATCAGCCTTGGAATGTTCCCACTCCTCCTTGCTGACCTTTCCGCCCTTGTTCATCATGCCGCCAGTCAGATACTTCCGCATGAGGCTGGAACCCTGACCCTGCGGGATGCCGTAATTTTCACCGCCGTAGGGCATACCACCGCCTACATACTTCTTGGCGCGGCCACCCTTCTTCATAGGAGCGTCAGGAATGGTATCTTTCTTGGGCCTATCCTTTTCCTTACTAGAGAAAGGCGGCTTCATTCCTGCCGCAGCGCCGATAAGTCCCATGTTGCGGCCAGTGGCAAGTCCATAAGCCGGTGAGAGGAAAGCTGCCGCGTTATCAAGGCCACTGAGAAGCTTGCCGCCCGAAAGCTTCTTGGCACGACCACCCTTCTTCATGCCGCCAACGTGCTTAATGCCCTCGCGGTCCTTGTTGGCTTCCTTGTAATCGCGGTTAATGAGGCTGTCAGCCGTGAGAGCCTTGCCACCTGTCTGGCGCTTCTTACGGTCAGCGCGACCACCACACATCTTGCCTTCTGGCTTGGTGTCGGTCTTAACTTTGCCGCCACGCTTGAACTGGCGGCGGCTGATCGGGCGCATACCCGTTTTTACATCCGCGTTAAGCGGCTCAGGCGCTGTCCAGTCAGAAGAATCAACCTTCGCGTTATCAGGCGTAATCATACGGCTGATCTTCTTGTTCATCGCGGCCTTGGCCTGCTTGCGGTATTCCATTTGGCTCTCCTATCGGCGGTTGGCTGACTTTATCAGTTTCCGCGCAATTTACAACAACTTGCTTTTTGCAATGCGGAGCGCAGCGTCCACACTGTCTCCAATCCGTCCACCCCGGTTTAGGTTCTGATTGTAATTGTTGAAATTGATGATGTCGGGATCGGCTGGCGGAAGATTGTCCGGGTAATCGGTGTACATATAGTCCCGATAAACATATGGAGCGGGCCTGCGCGGACGCCTGCGATGTGGAGGTTCTTTTTCGTCACCATCATCACGTTGAGCAACAGGTTCATAATAAGGCAAACGCTCTGAACTGCGCGTACCCTGAATGCTGGCAAGATATGCCTGACGTTCTTCCGGCGTGAAATATCCGGGTCCGCTCTCGTCGCCGGGAGAAATTGGCTGCATATAGTTTGCAGGGTCTTTTGCGGGATCGTAATCAAACTCTCCCGTTGTTTCTCCCGGCGTAACACCAGCAGCCACAACATCAGGCGACTGGCCTTGAGGCTGCAACAACCCGCGAGTGGGAGGACCACTTGATGCAATCTTGACTGCGTTGTCTATTGCGGCCTGCTGCTGGGCCGGAGAAACGCTAAGGTCGCCGCCCGGAATGTTTATTTCTGTGGGCGCATCTGCTGGTCCCTGTGCCAGCGCAATAGTCCTGCGAACGTCTGCTGCTTGTTGAGCAGCAGATGAGTAATATGGATTTGTAGCATTTGCAGTTGTTACAGGAGGTGTAGACGCAACTGTCGGCGCGGTAGATGAGGGAGTAGCCGGATTATAACCAAGTCCTTGGTTGGGGCCGTTTAACTGACTAATGCCCCGTGTATTACCACGCATATCTGAAGGCATATAACCTACAGGGGCGTTCATTTCTGGGGTCGTTGCTGATGCAACTGTTTCCCCAGTTGATGTGTATGGATTTACAGTTTTCCTAATACCAGTATCTGATGGAACATTTGAATACGGCACATCCTTTAGGATTGTCGTATCATATTGCTGGCCCGGATACACAGGTGTGATGCCAGTTGAAGACGGTGTGTAAACTGGGGGGTTGCTATAGTCAGCCGGGATTGCGGGCTGAGATAGCGTAGCCTGTTGCGTTGCGGGGGCAACGTAATCCGTAGGCTCCCGTGCCGAAATCAGAGAAGTCTCACGCGGTGCAGGGCCAACCATGCTTGGGTCACTGTAGGATGGCGGGGCAAGTCCGCTGCCGGGAACAGGGGCGCTCAAATCAGAGCCGACGTACCTTGCATCAAGAGCCGCCTGATTGGCCGCATTCAAAGCAGCGACCTGACTTGGAGACGGGCTAGTGTCATAGGCAGCACGGTCATATTGCGAAACGCCGGGATCAGCAAATGGCGAATTAGCGCCAGTTGTGTCCGGCATATCAACTGTAGGCTGCTGACTGTAGCTTACAGGAGAAACACGATCAGGGATTTTCTGCAAGCCCGGATCATATGAATACGGGCTGCTAAGTACGCTGCTACCCTCTGCGATGCGGGTCAGAGCAGCGTTTGTTGCTTCTGTTGATGGCGCTGTAGTGGTCGGGTCATAGCCGCCCGGACCCTGCAAGCTGCCAGTAGGCGAGGAAACCGGCGCTGTAGTGGCGGGCTGTGAGTAAGACGTTTCACTCCTAACAGGCTGATCTGTCGGGCCAGTAGAAGGGCCTGTCGTGGTTGTCTTTGTTTCACCAGAAGATGTGCTGCCAGTGCCGGAAGGCGATGTAGAGGTTGCCCCAGTATCCTTGCTGCTTTGAACACCTCCTACGCCACCCGGACTTGTTGGGCTTCCATCGCCAGAGCCACTGTCAGAGCCGCCTCCAGTACCACTACCTACGCCACCATCAGAGCCGCCATTGTAGCTGCCCATGCCACCATCACCACCAGCGCCGCTGTCAGAACCACCGCCGCCTCCGTATGTTGGGCCGTCAGAATCGTTCGGATCACCGGCAGCGGTGTCACCCGGATCAGGGAAAGCGGGGATACCGTCATAGCTACGCGGCTCTTTGAAAAGACGCTTGGCCTGAACCAAAGCCATTTCATCGTCATTGAGATACGCCAGCTTATCAAGCGGGATGCCGTTGCCCCAGTCCAAGGCGGCAGGGACAGTACGCTTGCCCTTTGTAGCAACAGGCTTCTTTGGGATCGCATTGCGGGCAATCTCAAGAGCAGCGTCAACCGGCGTCTTTCTCTTGATGGAGCGGGACTTTCTCTTGGCCATGTTAATACTCGCTTGTTAACGCCAAGGCGTGTGCAACTGAGGAATCGTTATCATAGGTATTTCCGCCTGTCACGCGGCCACCTTTGTTGAAGTCTGAGAAGCGGGCCTTCTCGCGCATTTCGTCTGTCAGGCGTATGCCAAGCTGTTTGCGCGGGCCGTGGCGGGCATGAACCTCAATGACTTCAATATTGGGTTTTTCACCAGTTGCCTTCTTAACAACCTCTTGAAGGCGCTTGAGATAAACCTTGTCATAGTAGCCGCGCATACCTTCGCCGCCAACTTTCAAATCAAGTCTGCTAAGAGATTTTACGCCAGACTTATCACCCGGAGAAGCAAGCAATTTTTCAGCCACTTCTTTCCCAACATAATCCTCAAGTTTTTCAGGCTCTATTCCACTACCAAAGGTCAGCCAATCAAAGTCATCGTCAACATAATCTTTCGGAAGATAATCAAGAACCTTTGTAAGCGGATCATATTTAAGACCAGATATTTGTTTATCCAGTCCATAGCGTTCCGCTTGTACATCACCCGGCGTCCATGTGAAATAATCAGAGCCATTATCAAGCGCCATGTCCAACTGTTTCTTGATTGCAAGATCAGTCCACCCTTCTGTAGAGCCAATATATGGTGCCGCCGCAACAGAACCTTGCCCGCGCTTTGGCTCAATAGCCAAAAGGCGCTCGTCCTCCGCAAGAAGATCAACCAATTCTTTGCGCTTAACCGCAATGTCAGGATCATTATCAAGCAGAGACTGACGGCGAGTATGGTATTCGTTAAATTCAGTTCCGTAAGATTTCGGCTCAGGTCCAAGGGCTGCTGATCTTTCAGTGTTTAGTTTTTTTAGCTGGTTCTGTACTTCTGAAATTTTCTTGCCGTTTTCACGATATGCAGCATCCCATTCTGCATGTGCTTTTGCGTCAAAAACTCCCTTCCTGCGCGCGTCTTGACCCCAATCGCTTTGTGTTTCGTCAACATTCCAAGCCTTGTACGAACGATTTGCACCGGGCGGGGTTACATCAAGAATCTGCGAACGAGAGTGAAGAAGAACATCAGGATCATCCCAATGAGATGATTTGTACTTGCCGCTTTCCCTGTAGAAAACTTTTGCCGTCTTATCGGCATCTGATTTGTTGTAGAAGAAATATGGCCTACCTTGATTGTCTAGAACAAAATTGTTGTCAGCATCGCGTAGTGTCCAACTATCCCCTTGCTGAACAACCTTTGGCATTCCCTTATTACTGAGGGTTACGAGAGTTTCCTGATAGCCTTCGCCGCCCGGAGTAGAATAATCAGCGTATTTTGGCGAACGGGCCAATCCTCCCATACGCTCAATTTGATCGTCAATCATTTTTTCCACAAGATCAATGTACTCACGATACTTGTTGTTTGCGAGTAGCTTATAACCCTCAACCCTAACCCAATCCCCTGCATCTGCTGCTTCTTTAGTTTTGCGGTGCAAGTCTGTGTATTCCGCATACGCTTTGTCTCGGTCAGGGGCGTATTTTGCTACAATATCACTATCCGCCCTTACATCTTCGCGCCTAAAAAGCTTATTACCGCCGCCAAGCACGACATCCTGTGTCTGAACACGGTTCTTATTCAGGTAATCAACCAACTCCTGCTTCGTGACTTGCGGCTTTCCCTGCAAGAAAACGTCCGTGCCAGTCCACTTCAGTTCTTCAGGCGAAGTACCCTTGCGGAGCATCGCAAGAGCCTGTTCGCCGGTCATCTTGTTCATGGGGATGGCATTGGCAACTTCCATAGCCTTTGAGAACCAACGGGCAGGACCGGCTTGTGCTTCTGCCGGTGACATAAGGTAGTTTGACCCGCCAATGATGGCTGCCTTGGCGTACTTACCGGGCGCTCCAAGTGCCGCCAAAGATGCCTGAAGCGGATCGCCTGTCGCAACACCTTCTCCAACGTCCAAGCCAGCGCCAATAGGGGCAGTCCACGGCGTAAGGTAAAGCGGAGCAGTTTTGAAGTCGTAGGCGGTCTGTGCCATGCCAGAAAGGCCAGACGCGACATTATACGGGGCTTGAGTAATCTTCTGCTCCCCGCCAAACAGCGGCATGTCAACCTTGACATCACGCATGGGCGGAGCGCCAACGTGAGTCATCTGCTGAGTTTCGTATGGCTGCTTTGCCACTGCGGCCTTTGTTGCTTCGTAGCGGGCAATGTCCTGATCTGGTACGGCGTACTTCTGCATCAAGGCGTCAAATGTAGCGGGGTCTTGTGCGGCGCGCTGTCCAACCTGTTCAGGTGTCGTTTCGCTGCGGGCAGGATTCGGGCCAGTAATTTCTGGCGGGATTATATTGCCGTTGATGTCGTAGTTGATGCCCTTAGCATCCGTCATGAACACAGAGCCAGTGCTGCCTCCGTTGTCCTTGGCAATGCGGAGAGCGTCATTGATGTCATCGTCATCGTAGACTTCACCGCCGTCAGCGTATCCCCAAGGCATTGGGTTTTCTTCCCAGTATTCGTGAATTTTGTCGGCCCATTCGGGTGTCGCCTTCTGTGTCGGAACTTGCGTCATCAGCGTGTGCTGCGCTTTTGTCGCGTTCTCAGGCAGGCGAAGTTCAGGCTTCAAGGAGTTCCACCAATCTGGCAGCATGAGGCTTTGAGGCACCTGATATTTGAACCCGCCAGCGTACTGCTTCCCCGGAATGGCTGCGGGATAGTCAGGATGATAATCGTTGCCCTTTATGATTGGAGTGCGGCCCGGATTAAATTCTTTGAACCCCATGCCTGTAGAACCCTGCGGCACACCAACAAGGCGGGGGTCCATAGCTGAGAACATGATTTCGGATGTATCTGGGAAGCCAGCACCTTTCCATTTTTTGGCACTTGCATACTTAATGAAATTGCTAATAGCAGAGCCGGGAATTTTCCCGCTATACATGAATTTCTCTGCTTCCTTGGTGTTATCAATCCCCGGCCATCCGGGGAAACGCTCACTCATTACAGCATCAAAGGCAAGCTTATCCGCCTTAGATATTGGCATATTAGGGATCATTCTGATCAGCGGGATGCCAACCATATGCGAACTATTTGCAGATGAGTGACCCATAAATACAGGAGTTGTGTAAAGGGGATTTCCCGCTTCGTCTGAAGCAGGCACAAATTCTTTCTTACTCTTGTCCCATTTATAGCCCGCAGCTTCATTCAATTTCCTGTTAAGGCTCTTTGCCGCGCCGGGGCGATTTGCCCATGCGTGTAATGTCGCGCGTTGATAGTCAACACCACCACGCTGCAAAAGCGGCTCCGTAAGTTCTCCGCCGCCAATGTTGATTACTTTGCGTCCTGCTGCTGTGCGGTCGCTGATGTGACCAGCAATCGTAGCGTTCTGTTTTACAAGGTCATGCGGATCAATGGACTTATACGGCTCAAGCGCGCCCGGAATTTTTTCAACCGTATATTCCATTTCGCTAAGTGGTTTGGCAAATTTGGAAAAACCAAATTGGTCCTCCTTCAACCCCTCAGTTTTTCTGAGAAGATCAGCGCCTTTGATGGTTTCTGTAGCAGGGGCTTCTCCGAATATGCGTTTTGCAAGATCAATAGCTGCGTCTGCTACCTCTTTAACTACGCGGCCTTTTGTCTGGTATCCTTCACGGGTCACTTCGCCGCCTTTTGCATAAGCTGCTTCTGCAACGCTCCTCCCAAGATCATAAGCCACAAGCGGAATTGTCGCTGGCGTCTGATCCAAAACATTCATAATTGTTTCAGCGCGACTGCCTTTGGTTTCATCATCTCCAAGCAAATGTTCGCGGACGTAATCATACAAACGCTCACTGGCGGAAGGAATGCGCGATGTCAGTTCTCCCGAAGGCTCCATGCCGGGAGGAAGCATACCGCCAGTTTTCTGACCAGAAGCTTGATACTCTTGGTCAGCCGCAACAGCCGCCTTAGCCTGCGCCGGATCAAGGCCATCCATCAGGTTATACCCCAGCATAGCAGAAGCGCCAGCAATGCCGTACTTGCGGATGATGGAGATAATTCGGTCATCTAAAACAGCGTACACATCCCCACGGCTGCGCTCACCAATTCCCTCCAAAACATCGGGCGCAACAACTAAATCATGGCCCTTTTGACGGGCATTTTTTACAAATTCAGTCTGAAACGCCGTATCATCAATAAATTTCTGGGCTTCTTCAGGCGAAACAGAAATAACACTTTTAGGAGTTAGATTAAGTTCAAAAACTTCTCCCGGCTCTATATCATTACCAAATTCATCAACATAAACAGGCTCACCATATTCACGTGGGATAGTGAAGGTATGCGCTACATCAGGATTTTTTGCTGCAAATACTGCATTTGGCGTTTCTACTGCATATCTTGTGCTAAGTCGCGTCAGTCCTTTTTTCGGGCTACCGTGATATGCGCGGATGCCAGTGGCGGCAGGCTCATCTGCGCCGCTGACGATCTTACCGGCCATTTCTACGATGTCATCAATTACACCGCCGGGTCCGTAGCCTGTGCGACCGCCAGATGAGTATTTGAAATCTTCAGGCTTTCCGTACACAGGCTTGCGCGCCAGAACCAGCGGGCCGACCTGAATGACTTCTTCAGCAGACAGGACAGGCTGCATCGTGCGGCGGTCATAGAAATAGCTGTGACGCTCAGGGTCCATGCCAACTTGCGCCCACTCAGGATTTTCAATAGCCTCCTGAGCGCGCCTGTGAATGTCTTCTGGCGGCGTCCTCAACAAAGAACCGTCAATCGTAGCAAACGGGCCTTTGGCACCGCCAGCCGCCACCGCAAGCGCCTTGTTCTCAGGAATGCTAAATTGAGCGCCGGAAATATGCGCGGCAGGCTCATGCGATATTGTTTTGAATGTCTTTTGGTCGTGGATTGTTGGAACCCAAACCCCGTGATTTGTATAAGCGGGAATGTCAAGACGCAGGGCTACCTGATGGCCTTCTGGATATTCTCCAAGCCTGCCAACCTTGTCACGCTTGTTAGCTGTAAGAGCGTTGATAATTGCTTCCGTAGAAGCAGGATCAGGAACACTGGTATAAGGCTCAACTGGCTTAAAGCGATCTACAAGGGCAGAGTATTCGGGCTGACCGATTTCTCCAGCCTGAACGCGCTTTGCCGCCTCAGTAAGTTCAGGGACGCGCTTGGTGACATCTTTGTAGTTCATCCCAAGGCGGGAGATAGGAGCGGCTTCGTCAGCACCGCCCATGACCAGCTTCAGGGCTTGCTCAACAATCTCACCTCCGGGGCCGTAGCCTGTGCGACCGCCATGCGCCTTGGGTTTGAACAGGTCTTCATTCCCAAACAAATCCTCATATTCTTTGTTAATGGCATCCAAAACCTCTGGCGGCCTAGGCGCAATAGCAGGCTTCTCCACGGGAGATACAATAGGCTTTGGCGGGGCGGCATTTGGCCCAGCATAAGCCTTAAAGCCACCACCAAAATTATAAGGGTTGTTATGCCTCAGTCCTGCGCGCGGGTCACTGGCGACAGCATCATACGTTTGACCGCTTTCATTCTGAATCTTGTACCCAAACCTACGGGGGTCTTTTTCGTCATACCAATAACCAGACACACGCCAGTCTCCGGGCATGTCCCAAGTGGAGGGCGGGGTCACAATCGTCCCTTGTTGCAGGGGCAGCATTCCAGATTTGTGCAAGTCCAGTGATTTCTGGTTAATCAAATCCTGTCTGCCAGCTTGGAAGTAACCAGATTTCACAAGGTTTATTGTAGACTTTATCTGCTTAATTAAAGCATCTCTTTCGCGTGCTGACTTTACGTCAGATAGCCGGGTTACGTTGTCACTTTCGCCCATGACTATCTTCAGGGCTTGCTCAACCAGATCAGCGACAATCTTTTTTCCAGCCATCTAAGCTTACCCCAACAAACCCGGCTTCCTGTTCGGCCTCGCAACAACAGGCGGCTTCTCTGGCTTCAATGCAGCCTGCATGGCAAGCTTCTGCATATCACCGGCCTGCATCGCCTTCTCATGGTCCATCTGCAACGCATCGCGCTGCAAGTTCACCATCGCAAGCTTTTCGCGGCTGTCACGTTCGGCGGCGCGGTTCTGCCCGTCAATCGTAATGTCCTTGTCATCAACCTCAAGCTGCTTCTGCTTCATGCCAAGGTCAATGCGGTCATTCTGGGCCGACATCATTGCCGCCTGAGCGTTGAGCATATCAGCGGGGTTGTTGCCCTGCGGCCCTGTCTGCGCCTCCTGCATGGTCTTCTGGGCCTGTGCAGTCTTGAGAGCAGCGTCAGCCTGAGCCTTCATCGTCTCGTTCTGAATCTTGGCCTGAGCAGACTGCATGGCCATCATGGATTCCATAGCCTGCGGAGACAGTTCGCCGGTATCCTTCTTGACGAACTCGTCAGGGTTGTAGCCAATGGTACGCAGGGCCTGACGATTGACCGCCTGAACGTCATACATATCCGGCGCGTTCGCGGCCAACTGGATCAGCGCCATTGTTTTCATCATGCGCTGCGTCTGGCTGGCGGTGTTAGGGTCAGCCTGCGGGATGAGATAATGGTTCTCAAGCGCCTGTAGGAAGGTTTCCTCGTCCCACGGGTAAGACGGCGCGTTATTGCGCTGCCAGAAGCTTTCCGGGTTCTCACGGAAGCAAGCCTTGAGAAGCTGAAATTCCTCCGCCTGAGCGGCGTGGAGGCGCTTGTGGACCGAGTTAAGCACCTTGGTAGCCTGATCTATCATGGCCAGTGTGGTGCCTACTGGAGCGTCCTGACGGCCCTCTCCTACCGCCAGTTCCGCAGTGCCTCCGAGACGCTGCCCGTACTGAGAAATATTCTCAGCCATCGTCATGAGCGCCCCTGACGGCTCCTTGTAAGGCAGCGGCATAATGGCATCACTAATCCTCA